TTATTCGTATCATATGAATCGATAGACGACGCGTAGGAGGTTTAAATTATGGCTGGCAATGGCGGAATAATTGGACCTACTAACACTATTGTCCCTAGTAACTGTGCAGTGGCAGAAACAGTTACAACTTTTAATTCTTCAGGTACTTTAACTACTCAATCTCACACAACTAAAATTAGAACTTTAGTTGTAGCTGGTGGTGGTGGTAGTGGCTACGACGGTGGTGGCGGAGGTGGTGGCGGTGGTTTTAGAGACGTTGGATGTATTTCAGTTTGTGGGAGTTCGCCTTATTCAATAACTGTTGGTGGAGGTGGTGCTGGCGCAACTGGCACAGCTAGAGGAACAAGTGGACAAAATTCAGTAGCAGGTTTTCCTTCTTCTCCAATTACATCTACCGGAGGCGGTGGTGGCGGATCAGGTGGAGGAATTTGTACTGCTGGTTATAATTCAGGTGCGCCCGGTGGTTCTGGTGGTGGAGCTAATGGTGCTTATCCTCATGTAGGCCCCCCTTTTGGAGCAGGTGGTAGCGGCACAGCGTGTCAAGGAAATGATGGTGGCGGCGGAGCAGGTTTTGCTGGTCCCGGTCCAGGAACTGGAGGCGGAGGCGGTGGAGCATCCTCTGTTGGCTTACCAGGTTCCTCACCCACACCAGATGCTACTAAAGGTGATGGTGGTGCTGGAACAGCTAGCAACATTACAGGTTCATGTGTAACTTATGCTGGTGGTGGCGGGGGTGGAGCTAACCCTGCTAGTAATCCGACTGCCGGAGCTGCCGGAGCTGGTGGTGGTGGCGCAGGTACAAGAGGACCAGGGACAGGAGTAGCTGGAGGTACAAATTTAGGTGGTGGAGCTGGTGGTGGTGGAGATGGCGGAAGTTCTGGAGGACAAGGTGGTCCAGGAGTAGTTATAACAAAGGAAGCAGGAATATGTGCTTCTGCATCAGGAATTTGGGATTTAAACACAGTATTCGATTTTGTAAAAGATGATAATTGGGTAACAAGAACATTATCAGTGGATTATTTAGTGGTCGCTGGTGGTGGAGGTGGTGGTAGATGTGGAAGTTATTTTGGAGGCGGTGGTGGAGCTGGAGGTTATAAAGCCTCTGGTTATGGTCCAAGTCCACTACGAGGAACAGCATTAAATTTAAGTTTAGGATCTTATGAGATTACAGTAGGTGGTGGAGGAGCAGCACGAAGCCCTGATGGAGTTGGAAACGCAGGAACTAATTCAGTTTTTTCAACCATAACAGCTTGTGGTGGTGGTTATGGTGCTGGTGGAGCAAGTGGTCCAACAGCGGTCGCCGGTGGACCCGGTGGATCTGGAGGTGGTGGAACAGGAAAAGGTTCAGGAACAGGTGGCGCTGGTGGTTCAGGAGTTTCTGGTCAAGGTAGTGCCGGTGGAGTTGGACATGGAGGTGCACCAGGTGGTGGTGGTGGCGGTGGTGGAGTTCTTGCTGCCGGAGGAAATGCTAATCCAGGTGGTGGGGACGGAGGTGCAGGAGCACCAAATGATATTTTAGGTCCATCTACTACGTACGGTGGCGGAGGTGGTGGAGCTGGAGATGCTGGTGGAGCAGGTGCTGGTGGAGCTGGTGGTGGTGGAGCAGGAAGTACTACAAGCCCAGCCACAGTAGGAAACGGAACAGCTAACACTGGAGGTGGCGGTGGTGGACAAGTTGGCGTAGGCCCTGTTTCAGGTGCAGGCGGTCCAGGAATTGTTGTTGTTAGAGTTCCCTCTTCATTTTCTTTATCAGGAACGCCAGGTCCTGCGTTCACGGGATCAACTCATCCAGGAGGAGACAAGATAGGTAAATTTACAGCATCTGGAACATTGACAATAGGTGAGGCATAGAATATAAATTAAATTTTAAGGAGTAATAATATGGCACATTTCGCAGAATTAAAAGCAATGACGGATCCAACAGGATTTACGTCAGATTCACATCAGGTAGTACAAAGAGTTGTGGTGGTTGGAAACGATGAAGTACCATCTGACATGCATCCTGATGGAGAGACATGGTGTGTTAATTTTTTTAAAGGTGGAATCTGGAAACAGACTTCTTACAATCATAATTTTAGAAAACAATATGCAGGTAAAGGATATGTATATGATCCTGTAAAAGATAAATTTTTATCACCACAACCTTTTGCATCATGGTCATTAGATGATAACGATGATTGGCAAGCGCCAATCGCTTATCCATCGATCACAGATGATGGTCAGGCAGAACCTCAATGGCGTTACATGATTTTATGGAATGAAGATAAATATAACGCTGACAACACAAAAGGTTGGGAGGCTACAAAATCAGACGACACAGCGGAAACTCCAACAGTTTACGATTGGAACGGCACAGCTTGGGTGTCCGCATAGGAGGACACTTAAATGCCAAGAAACAAATCTGGCTCAGCAAACGGTGGAGTGATTGGAAAAACGAATAAGACTTCGTTTGGAAAATGCACACAAACCGTTAAAACATCTACAGGATGTCTTACATTACAACCAGGAACTAGAATTGCAAATGCACTAATTGTTGCTGGTGGAGGTGGTGGTGGAGGTAATGTTGGTGGTGGAGGTGGAGCAGGTGGTTTAAGAAATATACCTAATATTAATGCACAAGGAACTATTCCAGTAACCGTAGGTGGTGCAGGAAACCCTGGAGCAGACGAAACACAAGGCGGAGCAGGAGGATGCTCATCTATTGTTGCATGTGGAACAACTTATACTTCTGTTGGTGGTGGAGGTGGTGGAGCAAGAACAGGTCCTGCTCAAAGTAAAAATGACGGAGCCCCAGGAGGATCTGGTGGTGGAGGTTCAGGAGCAAATAGTGGTTCTCCTTTTGCAGGAGGAACAGGAACAGCGTGTCAAGGAAATGATGGTGGTTTTGGATTACCCTCTCCTTCTACAGGAGTTGGTGGTGGCGGAGGTGGATCTGGAGCTGCTGGACAAGACGCGTGTGCACCAAATAACCAAGCAGGTGATGGTGGTGCAGGAACAGATGTTAGTCCAAGTTTTCCAGGAGCACCTAATTCTGGAGTATACGCAGGTGGTGGAGGTGCTGGAATACACCCTCCAGCTACAGGATCTGGAGATGGAGCACCAGGCACTGGTGCTGGAAATGGAGCTTCAGGTGGAAGCACTGGATCATCAGCACCAGCAAATACTGGTAGTGGCGGTGGTGGAGGAAGTAATAGTGCTGCAGGCGGAGCAGGAGGCTCTGGTATAGTTATCGTAAGAGAATTAGATAAAGCAAGTGGTGTGTGGTCAATGCAAAGTCAATTTAATGCACAGAGTCAAGGAACATGGCCAAGATTTATACCAACAATTGCAATGAACTTCTTAGTCGTTGCTGGTGGTGGTGGAGCCGGAGGAGCAGGTGGTGGTGGAGGTGGAGCTGGAGGTTATAGGGCTTCTGGTTATGGACCTTCTCCTTTACAAGCTTCCGCATTAAATATAATAGCGGGTTGTTACGCTGTAACAGTTGGTGGTGGTGGTGGATCAGGACCAGGGTATTCTACATCTAGTGAAGGAACTCCATCTATTTTTAATCCTGGAGGAACTGAAGGGTGTAACATGATTACTGCAACTGGTGGTGGTAAGGGTGGTGGTCAAAGTGGTGTTGGATCAAGAGGTGGATCAGGAGGTGGTAGAGGTATTCACGGAGGTGCTTTTAATATATGTCAACAAGGTGGAAACCTAGGAGGTTTTACTCCTCCCGAAGGAAATAATGGTGGAGGTGGATCGCCAGGCCCTGGAGGGGGCGGTGGTGGAGGAGGAGCTGGAAGTGCAGCTAATCCTGGAGGATCAAGTCCTAGCCCAACTGCTAATGGAAATGGAGGATCTGGAGTTCCTAATTTAATAAACTGTGGTGGTACACCTTTTTCAGTAACAGCATTTGCTGGTGGTGGAGCTGGAGCTGGTGGAGGACCAAATCCTTTTAATGGATCTCCTGGAGGTTCTGGTGGTGGTGCTGCAAATAGCGCGGGAGCCACTAACACTGGAGGTGGTGGAGGAGCTGGTACAACTAATCCATATTCTTCTGGTACTGGAGGCCCTGGTGCCGTTATTTTAAGATTTCCGTCAGCTGCTACTATAAGTGTAGCTCCTGGAACAAATGCAACAGCAACACACCCAGGTGGAGATAAGATTGCTACATTTACAGAAACGGGTACTATTTGTGTAAGTTTTTAAAATTATATCTTGTATAAAATTTAATATAAGTTATTTCTTTTTAAAGAATGTTAAAAAGTCAGAAAGTTATAATTGTGGGTGGAGGAAGTGCTGGTTGGATGACAGCCGCAACTTTAATTAAAGTTTTTCCTAAAAAAGATATTACTGTTATTGAATCACCTACTAAAGGAACTATAAGTGTTGGTGAAAGCACTTTGTCTTCAATCAATCAATGGTTAGATTTATTAGAAATAAAAGATGAAGACTTTATGCCATATACTAAAGCAAGTTATAAATTAAGTATTCGTTTTGAAAATTTTTATAAATTAAAAGATGGTGGTTTTCATTATCCTTTTGGAAAAACTTATGAAAATAATTTTGTAGGATCAAAAGAAACATGGTTTGTTAAAAAAAAATTTAATTCAAAAACACACAATAGTGATTATGCTAGCTTTGTTTCTCCCACTATGTCTTTAATTAATAATAATGTTTTGTTTAAAAACGAAAATAAAGAAATACCATTGTTTGATTTTAAAAATGATGTAGCTTATCATTTTGATGCTATTAAATTTGCTAATTGGTTAAAAAAATATTATTGCATCCCTAAAGGTGTTAAACATATCCATGAAGATATTAACACAATTGAACAAAATAAAGATGGTATTAAATCTTTAAATAAAAAATATAAAGCTGATTTATATATTGATTGCACTGGTTTTAGTTCATTGTTATTAGGTCAAACTTTAAAGGAACCTTTTGAAGATTATTCTGATTTATTACCCAATAACAAAGCTTGGGCCACAAATTTAAAATATACTAATAAAGAAAAAGAATTAAAACCTTATACTAATTGCACTGCTATTCAAAATGGGTGGGTGTGGAATATTCCTAGTTGGGATAAAATTGGAACTGGATATGTATATTCAGATAAATTTATATCTGATGATGAGGCTTTAAATCAATTTAAGAAATATTTAAAACGAAAAAATCTTGTTTTTAAAAATATTAAAATGAGAGTTGGAACACATAGAAGACTTTTTGTAAAAAATGTTTGTGCTATTGGTTTGTCAGGTGCGTTTATAGAACCTTTGGAATCTAATGGTTTATTAACAGTTCATGAATTTTTAATTAAATTAATAAAAATTTTAAAAAGAAAAAATTTAAGTCAATGGGATAGAGATAATTTTAATTATTATTGTAAAGATTTTTTTAATTTTTTTGCTGAATTTGTTGCATATCACTATGCCTTATCTCACAGAAGAGATACTAAATATTGGAAAGAAATTAATAATAAATCGTTTTATGATAAAAGAAGAATAGAAACTGAATTAAAATCTAACATGGAAGTTTATATGAATAATTATCAATTTAATTCTTTTCCAGGGGTGCATTATATATCTACAGGTATGAATTATTTTAGCTTAGATATTACAGATAAAAGTATGCCTAACGACATAAAAGATCTTATACATAATAGAGAAGGTGAAATAAAAAAATTTAATAAAATATGTAAACAAAAAAACACGTTGTTTAATTATTTAAAATATAATATACATGCTAACTAATAAAGATATATGAACCTCACAAACTATTATTGGTACTTTCAATCAGCTATACCTATTCATATTTGTGATGATATTGTAAAGTACGGTCAACAACTTCAAGATCAAATGGCGGTTACTGGTGGCTACGGTAATAAAAAATTAAATCAAAAAGAAATAAAAGATTTAAAAACAAAAAGAGATTCCAATATTGTTTGGATGAATGACAGGTGGATATATAAAGAAATACAACCGTATGTTCATCAAGCAAATTCAAATGCGGGTTGGAATTTTCAATGGGATTTTTCAGAGTCTTGTCAATTTACAAAATATAAAAAAGGTCAATATTACGATTGGCATTGTGATAGTTGGGATAGACCTTATCAAAGACAAGAACCTAATGATCCATCACACGGTAAAATTAGAAAACTTTCTGTAACGGTAACTTTATCAGATCCAAAAGATTATAAAGGTGGAGAATTAGAATTTGATTTTAGAAACTTAGATCCTGATAAAAAACCTAATATACATAAATGTAAAGAAATATTACCTAAAGGATCTTTGGTTGTGTTTCCTGGTTTTGTTTGGCATAGAGTATGTCCAGTTAAAAAAGGATCAAGATACAGTCTGGTTATATGGAATTTGGGGTGGCCATATAAATGAGTTTTCCAAAACAATTAAATATAGAGCAATATTTTTCTTGTCCCATATGGTGGGCAGACGAACCTAAGTTTGTAAAAAAACTAAACAAGGCATCTGATAAATACATAAAAATATCACAGAAGAATTTAAAAAAACAAATAAATGATAGAAATAAAAAATTTGGTGATAAGGGAGATATGGGTCATGTGTTTCATTCAACAACTCTAATAGGTGATCCTAAGTTTAAAGAGTTGACAGATTATATAGGTGCTACCGCACATAATCTATTAGAGGAAATGGGTTTTGATTTAACTAATTTTCAAGTGTTCACAACAGAAATGTGGGTGCAGGAGTTTGCAAAAAGAGGTGGTGGACACCACACATTACACACACATTGGAATGGCCACATATCGGGTTTTTATTTTTTAAAAGCAAGTGAAAAAACATCCATGCCATTATTTGAAGATCCTAGACCAGGTAATATCATGAATCTTTTACCAGAAAAAGATAGAACAAAAATCACATATGCAAGCTCACAAATTCAATATAAAGTTCAACCAGGTAGATTAATATTCTTTCCATCGTATATGCCACATCAATATGTTGTTGATATGGGTTATGAACCTTTTAGGTTTATACATTGGAACTGCCAAGCGATACCGAAAGGAGTTTTAGATGTCGTTCAAAAAAAATAAATACACAGTTTTAAAAAATGCTATTAGTAAAGAGCTAGCTGATTTTTGTTATACTTATTTTTTAAACAAAAGAAACGTGGCTAGGGTTTTATTTGATTCTAGATATATCTCTCCTTTTACAGAATACTGGGGTGTATGGACAGATCCTCAAGTGCCAAACACATATTCACATTATAGCGATCTCGTTATGGAAACTTTGTTACAACAAGTAAAACCTGTTATGGAAAAACATACAGGACTAAAATTATTAGAAACGTATTCATACGCAAGAATCTACAAAAAAGGTGATGTGTTAGCCAGACACAAAGATAGATATTCTTGTGAAATATCTACCACATTAAATCTTGGTGGTGATGATTGGCCAATATATTTAGACCCAACAGGCAAAAAGGGACAGGCTGGTATTAAAGTAAAATTAAATCCAGGTGATATGTTGATATATTCTGGATGTGATCTAGAACATTGGAGAGAAGAATTTACGGGTAAAGATTGTGGTCAAGTATTTTTACACTACAACAAAGCAGGGTCTAAAACGGCTAAAGAAAACGCATTAGATAAGAGACCTCTGATAGGTCTACCTGCATGGTTTAAAGGTGCGAAGTTGACTAATCCTACAAAATAGTCTATATAATAGACTGGCGGGG